TCGTAACACTCTGCGGATCGGCAAATGCCATGAGACTATCTTCCTTTACTAATATTAAATTGGTATTGACTTGTATCGGGGGCTTACGCCCAATCGAACAAGGGGAGGAACGTGCGCATACTAAAGCACGTTCGGAGCCCGGCTAATGCCGAGCGCCGCTAGGATCGCCCATTGCCGAGCAGTAAAAACGCTCGGATTAAGGCCGAATCCATATGGAGTCGCCTTCATTCGGATCTTCTCATTATAGACACCACTTGTGGTGATGTACTGAAGCGGAAGACGATCGACCGGCGGGGTATATGAGTTCCAAGCGAACTCACCCTCGATCGTCGTCTCCCGCATGATGTATCCATACTGAAGGACTAGGTTATCCTTCCCGATCGCGCTCACATTGGTAAGAATATCACCAAAGTTCGCGAACCAGTCAGCCAACCATGAATAACGGGTAAGCTCCCAAAAGAGCTTAGGACTGGCATCGAGCCCCAAAAGGACTCGTGCTTGACGCTGCCATTCGGCAATGTCTCCACGTACTCCCGGATAATCCGGGATATGGTACCGGTATTGACCGGAAAACCAAGTACGGGATGTCCTCTTATAAGAGGACGTCAGTTCCCCGTATCCTCTGTATGCCGACACCGTCGTCCACCAAGTACTGGCGAGCGCCGGGTAAGGTCGCTGATTAGCTTCCTTAGTCGTCCATGCAGAGGTCTCCTCAGGAAACTCGTAGCGTCGACCGATTGGTCGATCTGAGTCCCTCTTGTACTGTTCCAGAATCCTTTCGGATTTGGCAGCTACTTGAAGGATACCCAGAAGATCGCTGATGAGTGGTTTCCACGCGAATTCCAAGTTCAAGTATCCGTCGGCCACCTTTTTAGGTGAATCCTTAAGATTCTCGAACATAGTTCGGAATTCGATGGCCTTAGAAAGGCCATCTTGGCGAAATTCGCCAAGTGAGGTAGCCAGATCAACTGCGCTCTTGCCAGGGATTGTGCGGCTAATAGCCGTCGCTCCCATTCCTAGCAACATGGCCTGCAATTGCTGCAAGGTCATCTCAGCATTACCCATAACATGGATTTTGCTCGAGGGGTTCACAGCCATCAACCCACCATTGTACCGAAGAGTCGGTGCTTGTGGCGGACCAGATGAAAGTGACACGTCGCGATAGGAATCTCGTTTCAGCCACGACTTCTTACTGTAGAAGTAATGGCCCCAGTCGAACCGAAGAAGTTTCTCGGTTACTTCTGGGGAGAACCCCATTGTCCCCGCCTGAATACGGCGAAGGTAGTTGGG